GAAGTTCATTGGAGTGCAGTACCAGGTCGTGATGAAAAGTGGAAACAAGAGACAATCAAGAATACAAGTGAATCACAATTTCAGACCGAGTTTGAATGTGAGTTCTTAGGTAGTGTTGACACATTAATTGCTGCAACTAAAATTAAAACAATGCCAGTAGCAACCCCTAAACGAAGTGGTGGTTTAGATGTTTATGAGATGCCAAAACCAAAACACATATATACAATGACGGTTGATGTATCAAGAGGGTTGTCAAACGATTATTCGGCATTTGTTGTTATAGATTGTACATCGGCGCCCTACAAAGTAGTCGCAAAGTATAGAGATAATGAAATTAAACCTCTTGTTTTTCCAAGTATCTTAGATAAGATTGCCAAACATTATAACAATGCGTTTGTATTGATAGAGATAAACGACTTAGGTCAGCAAGTTGCTGACAATATGCAATTTGAGTTAGAGTATGACAACATGATGATGGTAACGCAACGAGGCCGTTCAGGACAAGTTTTAGGTGGGGGTTTTAGTGGTAGAGGTAATCAATTAGGTTTGAGAATGACTAAAGGTACTAAGAGAATCGGCACTTCTAATCTCAAAAGTTTAATCGAAGGAGATAAGTTAATCATTCAAGACTTTGATATTATTTCAGAATTATCAACCTTTATATCAAAAGGAAAATCTTTTGAAGCAGAAAGTGGCGCTACAGACGATTTAGTTATGTGTTTAGTTATATTTTCGTGGTTAGCAAATCAACGATATTTTAAAGAATTGACGAATGTTGATGTTCGTGGACAAATGTTTACCGAACAACAAAACGCAATCGAGGCAGATATGGCACCCTTTGGATTTATTGATAATGGAATTGATGATCCAAGTGGACATAATAACTCGTTTTTTGATGACGCAGGTGTACTATGGCAACCAGTTACTTATCGCAAAGGCGAATAGTGTAGTTTTCATATTACATAAATATTGACAAAGGGTTATAACAAATAAACTTAATATATTAAGGAGAACTAAAACATGGCTTTTCAAGTATCACCAGGCGTTCTCGTTACTGAAAAGGATCTAACAAATGTAATTCCTGCCGTTTCCACAACTAGTGGCGGTATTGTAATTACAGCAGAAAAGGGACCAATTGATGAGATAACTACTATTTCATCAGAAAAAGAATTATTAGATACATTTGGGAAACCAACTGCTGATAATTTTGAAGAATGGTTTACAGCTGCAAACTTTTTAGGATACGGAAACAATCTAAAGGTAGTAAGACCTATAACAGGAATGGTAAATGCTGTTTCTACAGGCACATCTATCTTAATAAAAAATACAACGGACTATTTAGCGACTTATTCGTCTGCCACAGGCGCAGGACAAGTAACTGATATAGGTCCTTTTGCTGCAAGAGAGGCAGGACTATTAGGAAACAGTTTAAAAGTTTCTATGTGTACTAACTCTACTGCTTTCGGTCCACACTCAATGAGTGGTAATCTAGTTGCTGACGCTTCTGCTGCTATCGGAGATACATCAATTACTGTTGATGATGGTAGTCTAATGCAAGTTGGCGACATCTTAGAGTTTGGAGATGCCTCTGGATGGACTGATGCACCTGCTGGACACTATTACAAGATAACAGCAATATCCACTAATGATCTAACAATTGCAAGATTTAATATTTCTACAGGTGTTACAGAAACAGGCGGTCTTAGACACGCTGTTGTTGATGATGCTAAAATAAGAAGGCATTGGGAGTATTACTTTCAATTTTCTGCACCACCAACAACCACAGATGATGTATCTGCTGCTGGCGGTTCATTAGATGAAATGCATATCGCAGTAGTAGATGAAGATGGTGCAATTACAGGAACAGTTGGATCAATACTAGAAACTTTTGAAAGTGTTTCACAGGCAACTGATGCTAAAACTGCACAAGGTTCAAGTAACTATTACCCAAATGTGCTTTATGCACAATCACAGTATATTTACTGGATAGATCATCTTGCAACTTTATCAGATGGACTTCCTAAAAAAGGTCAAACTTTTGATAATAGTGTTGGCGACCCATATGTAGTATCTAACACTTCACTTGATGGCGGTACTGATGACTTTGCTGCAACTAATGCTGAGATTGCAACTGCATACGAAAAGTTTAGTGATACAGAAAATGTAGATGTATCTTTACTTCTTTGTGGTCCTTCACAGACAGGCGCTGACGCTACTGGCGACACAAAAGCAACTGCTGTTATGGATATTGCAACTGCAAGAAAAGATTGTGTTGCATTTATTTCACCTGCGAGATCAGATGTTGTAGATGTTGCTAACGCAATTACACAAGCTGCTAATGTCAAATCATTTGCTGAAGGTTTACCTTCAACATCTTATGCAGTAATCGATAGTGGTTATAAGTATATGTTTGACAGGTACAATGATGTTTACAGATATGTTCCTCTAAACGGTGACATCGCTGGTCTTTGTGCAAGAACAGATAGTATTGCAGATCCTTGGTTTTCACCAGGCGGATTTAGTCGTGGTCAAATCAGAGGCGCAGTAAAACTTGCCTTTAATCCAAACCAAACTCAAAGGGATGACCTCTACAAAGCAAGAGTAAATCCAGTTGTATCATTTCCTGGTCAAGGAACTGTATTGTTTGGTGATAAGACTGCTCAATCAAAACCAAGTGCGTTTGATAGAATCAATGTAAGAAGATTGTTCATTGTTCTAGAAAAAGCGATTTCTACTGCTTCTAAGTTTCAACTCTTTGAGTTCAATGATGAATTTACAAGAGCAAACTTTAGAAATCTCGTAGAACCGTTTTTAAGAGATGTACAAGGTAGACGAGGTGTTACAGACTTTAGCGTTATTTGTGATGAAACAAATAATACTGGAGATGTTATTGATAGAAACGAATTTAGGGCTGATATCTTTATCAAACCTGCTCGTTCTATTAACTTCATACAACTTAACTTTATTGCTACTAGAACAGGTGTTGCCTTTTCAGAAGTAGCAGGCGCATAGGAGGGATAAACAATGGCGAATATAAATGACTTTAAATCTCGACTTAAAGGCGGTGGCGCAAGAGCCAATCAGTTCAAGGTAACAATGCCTTTTCCTGGTTACGCTTCTGTTGGTGGAGAAACGGCCGACTTAGCATTCTTATGTACTGCTACAACAATACCTGGAATGACACTTAGTACTGTTCAAGTTCCTTTCAGAGGTAGAGTACTAAATCTAGTCGGTGATAGAACATTTGGAGCATGGTCTATGACTGTGTTAAATGATACAGACTTCAAAATTTACAGAGGTCTAGAAAGATGGATGAACGGCATGAATAATATGACTGATAATGAGGGGTTAACTAATCCTGTTGATTATCAAGTTGATATATTCATTGACCATTTAGACAGAAACGGGGCTACTCTTAAATCTTATACATTAAGAGGTGCATTCCCAACTGCTCTAGATGATATCGCACTAAGCTATAGTACTAATAATGCTATTGAAGAGTTCGGTTGTGCATTTACATATCAGTATTTTGAAACAGATACTACTACATAATAAATATAAGTTATAAGGAGAATATATTATGGTACAATTACTTGGCTTCCAAATAACAAGACAAACTGACGATAGAGATAAACCGGCGGAGGCCAAACAGGCCTTCACGGTGCCATCTCCTGACGATGGTACTACAACCATATCTGCTGGCGGATACTTTGGCCAATACTTGGATATGGAAGTTACTGCTAAGAATGATGTTGATTTAATTAAAAGATATCGTGAAGTTGCTCAACATCCAGAATGTGATATGGCGATTGAAGATATTATTAATGAGGCAATCGTTTCAGATGAAAGAGACCAATCGGTTACAGTTTCATTAGATAAGTTAGCAATTTCTGATAGTATCAAAACAAAAATTCGTGACGAGTTTGACGAAGTTATGAGATTATTAAACTTTGATGAAAAAGGTCACGACATATTCAGACGATGGTATGTTGATGGTCGTATTTACTTTCACAAAGTTATTGATCCAACCAGTCCACGAAAAGGACTAACAGAAATAAGATATATTGATCCACGAAAAATTAAAAAAGTTCGTGAGGTTTCTAAAAAACGAGATTCAAAAGGTAAAGGAATCGAAATTATAGAAAACACAGCAGAATGGTTTGTCTATAATGAAAAAGGAATATCTGCCGCAAATTCAAATGCTGGTCTTAAAATTTCTACTGATTCGATTTCATATGTAACATCTGGTGTTATTGACCAAACTAAAAATATGGTTATGGGTCATTTACACAAGGCAATTAAACCTGTCAATCAATTAAGAATGATTGAAGACGCTG